AGGTGCCACTTTTTTACACCTTTTTACAATTTTTAGCATTGTTGCTGTTTTGATTTTGTTAACGCTGTTCTGACCTTTACTGACTAAGCTAACTACAATAACATGACAAATATATAAATAATATTTCCAACTGACAAAACAATTAACAAACAAAGTTAATAATTTATATCAATTCTAAATAAGAATATTATTTTGTTTTTGTGCTTTATTTGTTTTTAACTTTGCAAATTGCCCAAGAAGAGCCGAACAGAAAACAGATATTTTTTGAAGGGGTGGGATATTAAATTTATGTATTGAATTTATAATCTACTCTATTAAATTCATGTATTGAATTTGGCGATGCCTTGAGTATTGCTCAATGGTGTATTGAATTGATCTATCCGTATTGAATTGCTTAATATAAACTTCTTGTCCTACTTCTTTTATCTCAAAGGTTAGTAGCTTCATACTTTACTCTTTCTATATTCTGATTCTAATTCTTGCCTATACAATTCATTCTTTGCTTCTAGTGTTCGATTCATATTCTTTAGCTTTATGATCTCTCCTTTAAATATCTCTAGCATGTCTCTAAGGTGTTTGATTTCAATTCTGTTTAAATCTTCTTGATGTGTCATAATTATATGTTTTTAAGTTAGTGTTTCAAAATCAACTTCTTCTCTTTTGCCAAAATCACAATTATTAAATGAGATTCTGCACATATTAAAAGTTGTGTCGGCAATAAAAAAACCACACACCTTATAGGTTAGTCCATCACTATAATCTTTATAGAAATAGTGATAATCTTTTTCGATAATTAATTCTTTTGTATTATGTGTCATATTATTAAATTTCTATTTCTGGGTTAATTTCTATTCTATTGTCTAAGTGTTCTATAATTGTAGCCATATACAACTCTTTTTGTTTTTTAGTTTTGGCATACAAAGGGTATCTACACCAAGCATATTTTGACTCTCTTGGATTTATAATGTCCTTTATTAAATTGCCAAACCTTCTCATAGGTCGCACTATTTTATATACTCTGTTTACTTTCATAATTATTTATTTTGGTTATCTAAGTATTCTAATATTTGCTCTCCGACTTTCGGAAAGTCACTAAATAATATATCAACTATTTCTGTGTCTGTGTGTTCGTTCATAATGCTTTGTTATTGAACTGATTTGCTAGTGAATAAAATTTATAAGTTTCGTAAGGCAGTTTATACCCTTTACAATTATAACAGAATAGTTGCTTTGCTTTCTGTTCTATTATTGTTGCACATTTATTACACTTTCTCATTTTATTTCTTTTAATACTTCTTGAATGTTTTTTAGCTGATTACCTTGCATTTTAGATTGCTCTCTGACTACTTGACTAATTATATAAGGCAAGTCATTAAACAAACTATTTACATTCCACACTAACCACCTTTCATTATCTCCATAATCTCCAAATCCTATGTGAAGTTCTCCATCAGAACATTGTAAATGATTAGTTTCATATATATATGTGTTTGCTTTAGCTTCTTTTAATTGTATCTCTAATCTTTTAATCTTTTCTTTTTGTGTCATAATTCATAAGTTTTAGTTGAGTTCATAATGTAGTTAGCGTGTACTGTAGCTTTATGATGTAGTTCATCATTCTTTCCTTCTAAGAAGTCCATGTAATGATTTTGCCAATTAATATCATATTGTAAGCTTACCACCTCTTCTTCTAACTCATATATTTTATCTATTAAATTGTCTTTTGATGTTCCCATTTTATTCAGTTAATTCTATTTCGTTTTCTATTATCTTGCCTTCTAAATCTACAACTGTGTAGCCATGACTTTTTAATAGGTTTATTGACTTTCCTATTTGATTTACTCTTTTTCTGTAATGATCAAATATCTCGTTCTCAAATGCGTTTACTTTACTCATAGTTATTTATTTGTTTTAAATTGTTTTCTTAATAAATCCATTACTAGATTCTGATTAGATTTCTGAATCCAATCCTCGTTAATCTTAAAATGTTTTGGGGTAATCTTTTTGTTTTCTCTCATTGTTTTCTTTATTAGTTATACACAAACTTAGTTAATAATCTCCAACTGACCAAATAAATATAAAAAAAAACTAAAATACTTTGTCTATCTCTAATAAATCTGCCTTTTCTATTACGAAACTCTCAACTCTTGTCATTCTTATATTAGATTTATTGAATACCATTTCGTTAGTAGCAAAACCTTCAAATCTATATCTAGGGTATATGCAACTAAACAAAGCAAACAGATCACATTCACTTTTGGCATAGCTCGGTATCATTAATGGGTGTTTATGATTTCTATTTACTTTTACATCTATTGTCTTATTTTTATAAACTGCATCATAATAATCTGTGCCATTAGATTTAGACGTATTATGTATCTTAAAGTCAGGATATAGATTCAATTCCCTACAAAAGATAAACTCAGCACCAAAGCCAACTATATTTAAATCTACACCACTTTTTTCGTTTACTGTACCTTTACCATCCCAACCTGTTTTAACCTTGTTGTTCTGTCTTTGACTTGCAACTAATTCAACAATTTCTTGTTCAGTTTTGTCTAGTATGTAAACATTTCCTATCTTCATTTTTTATTTGATAAAGTAGCTACCATGTGGCACTGATCTAGTTAAGACGTATTGAATTAAATATCTGGATGCATCAATCCCATGATTGAATTTATCGATAGGAATTGCACCGTTTAATTTCCAAGTATAGTTGTTAAACTCCCTTATTAAATTCACAGATTTATCGTCTATTATTATTTGATAATCTTGCATTAAAGAGATTCCTGCTAAAATACTACCTTTCTTTTTTATAGTGGGTATTACATTCAGTCCTTTGGATTTAATTTCATATAAAAGTCGTGGCTCACTATTATCCATTACTATTAAATTGGCACCTGCAAACCTTCTATTCAATTCATATATTTGAGTTGTGCTTAATCCTGCTTTATAATAATGTTCTTTTAACCATATAATCTTTCTTTCTTTATCTATTGCACCTTCTACTAAAACTGATGGATCGACAGAAAATCCTATGTCCATGCCAAATATTGAATCTATTTCATTATTGAATTTACCAATATTCCAATCCTTAAAGATAACTCCATCGGCACTTTTAAGCCATCCACCCATAATTTGATGTTTAAACTTCTCTGGTCGTCTAACTTTCATGTCATCAATTTGCTTAACAAATGAATCTGACAAATGATCTAAGTTGTCTTGATATGTAGTGTGTATGTAAGTAATGTTTTCTTTAGTGCCATTAAATCCATCTGGAACTCCTCTGTTTTGAAAGAACCTTTGGTATATCCAGTTCTCTTTTGTTGTAGGGTTTAGAATTAATATACATCTGTTCTTTACAAGCTTTGATCTAATACTAAAATCTATCTTATCAAAACTCTCTTCATCTGTTAATTCCTCTGCTTCATCTAATACAAATGAACTTACACCCTGAATAGATTTAAGCTTTGCAGTTTGATCTCCACTTGAAGTTCTAATCCCACTGAAGTATATTGAACTGCCTGTTAAATTGTTTATGATCTCTGTCTTGTTTACAGTGAACTGATCTAATACACCCATCAATTCTAGCTTCTCTATAAACTCAGGGATAATAGACATACCTGCCGAAGTCATTGTATAACGAGTGAATAATATTCTGTGTCCTTTTTCGTATGTGAGTAATACTAAGAATGTATTTGTGGCAAATGATTTTCCAGAACCTCTCCCTCCAGTTATTACAAAGTAACGACTTTTAGAGTTAAACAAAGTTTGATACTTTTTATTGAGGTTGAGTTTCTTCATTAATCTAAAGTGTTTTTTAATTTATAATCAGTTATTCTTTTCAAAACATATTTATCTCTTTCTATGCCTTTCAATAATGTTCTATATTTCCAATATTCTTTATCTCTTATTTTTTTCCAATCCTCATTAGTAAAATAAAAGCTTTCCTCAAACTTACAAAATTTTATATATGAAGGGCATTTTTGTAACACTCTTAAATTTAAAACCTTGTGTTTACCCATTGTCATTGATTTATATTCACGCATTATTTGTGAATAAAACCTTTTGTTTACGTCTTCTAAAGTAATTATATCAACTACTCTCTTCTTTTTTTTGATCATCCTTAATCTCTTCTGATTCTATATCTATTATTTTATCCTTGTCTCCAAAATTAATAATAGGGATGTTGACTTCTGTTTTCACGTTAAGTTCTTTTAATTCTTTTGGTTTACCATACTTGTATTCCCAAAGTAATCTCATGTGTGGAAAGCTATCTTTAGATTGTTTAGCTAATTCAAGCCAAGCTTTCTCTTCACTACCAAACACTTTTTTCATAGCTCCCAAAGCATAGTTACCTAGCTTTTTTTCTCTTGCTTTTGGTGGTCGTCCTTGACCTCTTGATATACCTTTAAGAGCTCCGTTGTTCGACCTTCCGTCTTTCTTTTTTTCTTTTTCTTCCATTATCTATAAATGTGTGCTATTAATGTCGCATATTTATATTGCTTTTCAGTTAACTTTTTATTTGTTTGATATTTTTTACAAACACTTTTTATAAAATTATAATGTGTTTTTTTCATACCATTAGTGTTTAACAAATTTATAAGATATTTATTTTGTTTTAATGAAATCGTATAATAAACATTACCTTTTATATAATTTTTACTTCTGTATTTTTTAATTTTTACTTCACTTGATGTAAAAAAACTTTTTACTGTTTTATTTTTTTTAGAGTTGTTTAGAGCTTCAATTTTATCATCAAAATCATATTTGTTTAAATCACTTTTTACAGACAAAATTTCTTTTTCACTTAAATCAAACCACTCTGTTTTGTTTGGTAAAGATATTTTAGCGCGTTTATATTTTCCAAAAATATATTTTGTTACATTATTATCTTTAAATCTTTTTTTTATATCATTTTCAAAAGACATGGCTTTCTCTAAATATTTTTTATATATTATTCTTAAAGGAAAACTTATTCCAGTTTGCAACGTCTTTCTTCTTTGTTCAACATCTTTAGATACACCAATTTTGTAATAATTAAATTCCATAGAATCTTTAAAGGTCATTATATATAAATATTTATTATCACAACTCATTTTATTCCTTCCATAAACCTTTATTAATTAGTTGGCATATAATAGAGTAATTGCCTAAGTCCTGATATGTATCTGTTAAGGTTTCATTATTGCCTTTACGATTCTTTATTATTAAATTTTTCCATCTACTTATTTTGTCATTCATTCTAAACCATAAACCATGTAAAGCAAAATCTTTACCTTGTTTAGTTTCTAGGTTTGCACCAGTACTTATATTGCCAATACCATAATCTAATTGCTTCTTTGCAAATAGTTCAAACTGCTCTTCAACTATTGTCTCATAACTTTTATACAAGTTAGGACATTCTTTTAATAATAATTTTCTATACTTGTTGTTCATGTTTTCTTGTTTTTTCTGGCATATTACTAATAACCATAGTTAGTTCATCAATGTCAGTATTAGATAATGAATTAATCTTGCCTCTAATAAATTCCCTTTTAGTAAAATTATCCATTTTATTTATATTATCAACTATGTGTTCTAACCAAATAACCAAATCAGGATTATAAAGTTTGTGTTGCTGATAAGATTCAACAGAATAAATTATAGTAGCATGGTTTATATACCAATCATTAGATTGATAAAATTCTTTAATCTTTGTATAACCCATTTTCTTATAGTTATACAATATGTAATTAAACAATGATCTAACTTCTACATACTCTCTTTGTCTTGTTATTTTGAATATATCTATTTTAGATAATTTAATTAATTCGTCTGCAATTTGTTTAGGTGTAATCATTATGGTAAATAATTTTGATGTTTTTGATAATCTTCTAAGGCATGGATCATGGCACTACAACACTCATAGTGTTCTTCCATTTCGTATTGCTCTATAAGAAGAGGTATTTCTTTTTCTGATATTACTCTTTTTTTTAGACACATTAAAGTGTCTTCATAGCAATCTAAGTAATCTAAGTATTCTGATGGCATTTATAATGTTGCTTTTACTATATAGTTTTCAAGATCATATTCATTTTTAATATAGTTTTCATATACTTTTATTGCATATTCAACCTTTTGTTCTCCACTATAATAAAACTCTTCGCTCACATCAAATATGCCTATTTCATTTGTAGGAGATTTGTCAATGACAATATACTTAAAATCTTTATAACTTTTGGAAAATAAATTACAATAAATATAACACTGGCTATCATAATTAAATTTATTAGCACTTCCTTTGAAACTATTATATTCTATAAGTTCTCCATTTTTATTATAAAATGACTTATTTATTTGTGCAGTGCTTTTTAAATCTATTAAGTGTTCTCCTAAAATATCTGCTTTGCCTCTAAATGGATAATCCATTAAATTGTTTACCATAGGCACTTCAAACTTACTGTTCTCTATAAGTTCTTTTGCCTCATCACAATTATAAAATCTATCTCTCATTCTTAAAGCCACATCTCTATCTTTAACAGTAAACACATCCCACCTTTCTTGTTTAGCTAGTTTATATTCTTTATTTGCTTTTGTCTTTACATCTAAAAACAAACACTCATTAAACTTATGCTCTTCTAATATACTTGCATGAAATAAATAACCTTGTGCCAATGCATCAGATTCAGTAGGTAGGTTTATTTGATTTAAGTATTCAAGTGGTGATTTAAGTAGTTGACTTATTGCACTACTTGATAAACAAGCTTTAGCTAAATAGCCATAATAGAAACTGTCTTCTATTGCTTTTTGTGTGAGCTCATGTCTGTCATGCATCTCATTGTCTAGTGTGATAATTGGTTCTTTCATATTAATTACAATTTGAGTTATACTGATATGATAAACTGTATTCCCAACATCCGTCTGCTATGTAATAATTAAAAACCTCATTGTTGTAACCATCCCTGCATAGATAAACATATCTAACAGTGTTGTCTCCGTAGTCAACATGGTAAGGTTCGTTGTAAGGTGCTGAAGGATAGCTACTTAGATCGCAGTTGTCCTCACAACTTAGTAATGTGCATAAAAGTAATGTGTAAAATAATGTTCTCATATTTCTTTGTTTTCAACACAAAGTTAATAAAAGAACTTATATATGCAACTATTACATGAAATTCTTTTTCCAAACATCTAAACCAACTGCATACCTTTGTTTAGTATCTGGGTACTCTAAGATCATTTTTGCATTGTTCATGAACCTTGCTAAGAAGTTTGCCTTCTCTTCATATTTCTTTGGTTTTAAAAATGGCATAGTATTATTTTTTATATTCTTTATAAACGTTCTTTAACTTGTCGTGTACTGTTTTCTTGTAGCATGATGAACAACTTGTTAAACTTGCCTTTTGATGAAATACTCTATTGTATATTTTAAGAACATCCGTTTGAACTTCTGGTTGTACAACGTTTTTATTATCAGTATAATATTTATCTAAGTAAGTGAATTCATCCTCAGTTAAACACTGTGGTTTATAATAAGGATATAAATCATTTAAGATTTGTTTTCTCTTATCACATCCACAATCCTCACCAAGTACCCACTTAGCTATTTTTGCTATGCCAGTTGCTTCTAACACTTGTTCGACTGTATCGCCTAACCCCTTAGCTTTTATACTTTTTGTACTCTTCTTTGGTTTCTTTTCTAATTTTTTCTTTTGCATTTGTTAATGTATTAAATATTGAACTTAAACTTATTTTAGTTTCTTTACTTATATCTCGCATACTCATATTAGTATTAAGATATAACTTAGTTAGCTTCTTGTCGTACCAATACCAATCCTCTATAATGTCATCGATCTTGTTATACAAAGCTTCTAAATTTACTTTTTTATTATAATTAGTATTCATTTCATCTGCATTAAAAGTTATACTATTCATTATATAATTATATTTCTCTTCATCTACATCTGAAAACACTGTAATCTTTTTCTTTTTATAACTACTGCATTTACTGTAATATAAATTTCTTAATGTGATATAAATATAAAATGTATTAATTTCTTTTTCATTGTACATTATACGATTTACATCTTTAGTGTAATCATACATTCTGAGATACATCTCTTGAACTAACTCATTTGCATCATTATTGTTTAGTTTAAAGCTTTTTGCCATCTTAATCCAGTCAAGATGTCTCTTGGATAATATTTCAAGTATATTAGAGCTCATCTTTAAATACAATGTCTCTAAGTTGTTCAAATGAATTTATAACATAATAGTTTCCTTTCCATTCAGATTGGAATCTAACTTCGTCTGGTGTTAACTTTTGTTGTGCTTTTGGCTTAGAACCGTCTTTAATTTCTATTAAGTAGTTATTGAAGTTATAACCTACAATAATATCTGGAGCACCTTTTCCTAATTGGTGAGTATGGAGGACAGAGCATCCTATCCCCCTTAGTTGGGCAACTATTTTTTTCTGGTTAGCATCTACTCTAGCTCTGATTCGCATCTTATATTATCTACAATATCAAAGGGTGTTTCCATATTGAAATAATATCTGTTCGATTTTCTACTGTAAGTTATGCCTTCAACTTCTTGAGGATAACCTACTAGTTTTTGTTTCTTTATCTTTTGACTGCCAAATACAACTGCTGTATTACTAAAATCTAATGCTCTGTTAGGTCGCCATACAAATAAAACATTATCACTTTTATCTGCAAATGTACCACCACCTTTTATTCTATTTACATCAGGTTTATTATACCTACCACCATCGTCTTTTTGTGGTGTAACTTGGTGTGCAACTAAGTGAACAGAGATTTTATTTTCTACGGCAAACCTTTTTAGTTCACTCATGAATCTACTAATATATAAATCTTCTCTTTCACCTCTTTGCATCCTGTGTTGTACAGTATTATAAGGATCAATAATCAATGAACGAATACCTTTTGTCTTAACTAAAAATTTAGCTCTCTCAAAGATGTCCTCTAATTTATAACTTTTTTTTGGATATATTATAAAAAAGTGTTTTTTCATAAACTCCATAGCTATTTTAAATTCATCCTCACTCATATAATTATCTTTATAATAAGGATCAGAGCTTTTGCCAATGTAAGTTTCTATTAAGTCATGGAAAAAATCATTTATAGGCATATTCTCTGGACTAAACACTGCAAACTTCCATCCTTCATGAAATGCCTTTAGAACTGATAGCTGATTTAAGAACATACTTTTACCTTCATTTTGATAACCTGTCCAAATATTTACTTCTCCGTTTCTCCAAGTCCAAGCTCTGTCAATACATTCAATGTGAGTTGTTGAACCTCTTTCTTGTCCGTTTCTATAACCATCTAGCATACTATCATAAATATCATTTACACTAAATATACCTTCAACCTTAGGCACTCTAGCATATTTAAATCTATGCTGTAATGATTCTATACCTTCATTAAGTAAAACTTCGTTAGCATCTTTAAATGGATTTGTATCAATTAATCTAATTTTTTCAGCACCAATTCTTCTAACAAGTTCTTCTTCTAAGTATCTGCCGTTTTCATCATTATCAGTACATAAGTAAACTACTTTTGCATTATCAAACACTTCATAGCAATTTGTAATACATTCTAGTTTTTTATCTAAGTTTTTATCTTTTACGTTTGGTGCACCCATGTTTACAGAAGTGTGCCAAGTAAAACCTGCAACTTCCCAACTTAATGAATCTAATTCACCTTCACATAGTATTACAAAATCTTGACTTAAAACCCTATCATAATTAAATATAGTTGGCTGTCCGTTTTTAGATTGTGTAAATGTTTTATTATCAATGCCTCTTGTTTTATAATTAACAAGTTCATTATGTTTTAAGTATGGAAATACAACACTTTTACCATCTTTTGTAGAAGTGATCTTATTGTTTTCTATTACTTCGTTTGTTATGCCTCTATCATTAAGAAACTTAATAGCTTTAGAATTTATCTTTTTTAAGTTATTTGTAGTTGGCAAAGTATATGTTTTTTCTTGCATAGTATTATTAGGGTTTACAGAACCGTTCCAACCGCAGTGATGACAATTATATAATCCATCATCAATATTTATAGACAGTGAGCAGTCAGCTTTTTTCTTGCGAGTATGACTACATTTTGGGCACTTTACTTTCTGTTGTGAGTATTTGCCTTTAGGTACGATTCCAATTTTTACAAAGTTTTCTTGCATAGTTCAATTTAAAATGTATATTGTTATAATACACTATGTATAATAATACACTATGTATTATTTATTTATATAATACACTATGTATTACATAGAACTGACACTCCTGACACTTGGATTAACGTAAATCTTACGTTCTTTGCCGTCATTTCCTAAGCTTTTTGTCTTCCTTGTAATGTATTCTTTGTTTTCTAAGTTCTTTAATATTCTGTATAAAGTTCTATCATTTAAATTTAATGCCATGCAAATACTTTCATTTGAGGCAAAACAATAACCTTTTTTAATTGCTAATGAATCTATATAAGATAATACTGTAGCTTCCGATATTGTTAAGTTTGTGTTCATAAATGCTAAATTAATGTTAACGTATTTTGTGTTTTTTCTTTGTATCATAATTTAAGATAATAATCCCCCTAAACGATTAAGCTTAAGGGGAATGTTAATAACTAAAATGGTAAATCTGGGGTAGGTAGTGGCTTAGCAGGTTCTTGTTGCTTTGCACTATCTGGGACATACTCATCGATCCATACACTATGGCTTTTACCATATTGATCTACTTCTTTTTTCTTTCCAATAGTAAGTTTTAAATACCTTTTACCATTGTACTCAATCCATGCATCTTTTGTTTTCTCTTCGGCAATAGTAAAGTTAACTAGGTCATAATTACCTTGTTGTTTACCACTTCCTACATACTTTTTTTCATTCATAATTTTAATTTAATTTAGGTTAATAATAATTTTTCTACTTTCTTACTTACTTTATATTTTTTTCTAATATCGGCTATAGTAAAACCTTTTTTTGTTATGGCATCTTTTGCCTTATTAAACTTGTCTCCTTTTTCATCTAACCAATCTTTAGATGGCTCTAATACAGTCGTAGAGACGTTTTTAGCTACCTTAGAGTGATTATTAGTAGCATCTGCATCTTTGTTATCGTCAATTAAAAATAAACCGTTTAAAGCGTACTTTCTAGCATAACTGCTTGATGCTCCATAGCATTGAGCTACATCCATTCCCTTTCTATTTAAGTTAATACCTGCTTGTGCTCTGACAGTAATCTTGTCTTTACCATCAGTAATTTCAGCAACTGCATTAACAAATAAAGGTTCTGGGGCAATAGAATCAGAGATAGTCAATAACAACCCTTCTTTCATAAGTAAAGGTTTAACTGCTTCTAAAATGTCTTCACAACTTCTATAATTGTAATTACCGAAATTGTTTCTTTGATTTTTTGGTGCTTTCAAACTCCCTTGAACTTTCACCAACTTCTTTGTTAAGTTTTCCATGCAACAAACATATTGATAATAAATGTCATGTGCAAGACAAAAGACAAAAAAAAGGAGCAACATCTAGTTACCCCTTTCATTGAAAACAAAGAAAATCAACAGTATATCGCACCCTATTGAATTCACAAATATATATAAAACCCTATTAAATTCATAGGGTATTGAATTTATTTATTAACTATATGGTTCTGTGTCGTCTTGTACTGTTCCAAGCAATACGCTTTCCACCACCAAGTATCATCTTCTTCATAACCCTATTATTAAATTCAGTTCTCAGTGTGTTGAGTTGTGGGTTACCATTATCTAATTTGTTCATTTATTTCTTAAATATATCAATAACTTTTTCACTTGATCTACCACCAAAGTATGCTAACACAACCGCCATCATTACTTTCTCAAATGTATCATTCCATGTAGCTCCTATATGAAAAGGTATGCTTTCTATACTATCTAATATACCTGCTAAAGAAAATACAACTATACACCATACTAAAACCATTGGACGTACATTCTTAGCTAACCAAGAATCACTATTGCTATCAGATTCCCATCTAGCAGTTATAGCTTCCATTTCTTTATTTTGTTGATCATAGATCATTTGTTGTAGCTTAATTTTATCGTCATTAGATATTTTAGATTTACCTATTTCTGCTAATGCTTCTTGTGGTGTAGTTACACCAGATAATACTTTACCAAGTGCAGGGTTTATCATTGATGCTGCACCGAATAATAATTTACCAACTGTAGTTTCTTTAAACTTCTTTTTATCAGACATGACTTATATCTTTATATTTAGTTTTACCATTTTCTTTATATGCTAACAAGCATCTTTTTCTATTACTGTCACTATCTACATAACTAACATGCACCCAATCAGGTTCAGTATCTGTACCAAATTCCCAAATAAGTTGATCAAAATCGAGATTATCTTTAATATAGTAATACATATAAGAATTAGAAACATAACCATAAACATCGTCAATATCAATAGCTCTGCCTTGACAATGTTGACTTTTATTGCTACCACCAATCGCTTTATTAAGTTCTTCACATCTAAAAAATGAATTAATTTTAATTGGACCATTAACTGCTCTTCTAAGTGGTTCAAACACCTTCTCAGCAATTAACTCCATATTTTGTAGCTCATACTCATTAGGTAAGTTTTCTATGCCTAAGCGAAGAGCTGTGACACTTCTAGTAGCTTCTTTGTAAGTAATGTGTTTGCTTATTGAATTCATAGCTTGCTAACCCTATCTACATTGTTTTGTATTTCAAGATTGCCTACTTTAATTTTTAATGATATATCTGCAATATACTGCATCCTTACTCTACCTGATTTATCCATAATAACAATAACAGGAACAGCAACTATACTTTTTTGTATATCTTTAGGTTGATCTTTTAAATAGCTAAACTTAACTACAGCTCCTGTAATATCAGACAAGTCATAGTTATTTCTTTCATTCCACTTTGCATTAATTTGCAAAACAGTTACATCTTGACTATATACAGATGCCGCAACCAATACACATATCGCACATAATATTTTTTTCATTTACTGATTATTTCAAACAACTTGTCGTCTATTTTCTTCAAGGCATTTGAGTTTTCTTCTACTTTAGTACCAGTATTCATTATAGTTTCTCTGATTAACTGATCTTTTAAATCATACTCAGTTCTACTAATTTCTGGTTCTGGCAATAATTTAGCTTCCTCAATATCCGCTTGTAAAGCAAACCACATACCTATAAGAGCAGACAAGCCAACTCCTATAGCTATAAGTGTTTTAATACTAATTTCAAATTTACTATCCTCACTCAATTCATTCATAATTTCTTTGTCTTTTGAATAGTATAAGTTATCGTGCAAATAAGAAGTATAATTTTAAGCCACACTTCTACTTCAGTTAATGATATAAAAAAAGCTACTGAATTCAGAAAGTATATCTTCAAATCTGCAAAACCCATAGTATTATTCTTTTTCTGGTATCTCTTCGTAAGAACCGTCTTCTAAATTAACTGAAATCTTACCATACTGTTCCTCAAGCTCTTTCTTTGATTCTAGTTGTGTTTCTTCTAGTTTTTTTAGTTCTTCTAATTGTGCGTCTTTTTGATTGTCAATGTTAATCTTTTGTATAGTTAATACACCAATAGTGTTTACTACTTGATTAATTTTACTTTGACTTTCTTGTAATGATTTTAATTGTTCTTCTGTAATTTTAGACATTATATTAAATTTATGATTATATACAAATGTAGTAAATTAATCCCAATTAGGATTTAAATATTCATTAACTGGATTTTTTTTATCATATATTTCTTGATCTAATTTAGATTGTAAAGTTTCCATGTCTATTGTTGATTCTAGCCAACCGATAACATCTTCTTTAGTTAAATCTTCATAAGGTATAAAAGAACTTTCCTCATTATATTCAACAGGCAAAACATCCATAGCCATAGCATAAGTTGGTTTTACCTCATTATCGCTTGCAACGTATTCCCACCACACATTAAATATAACATTTTTTAAATCACCGTCACTAATTTTAGCTTCTAATTGTGATATTTTCCAAGTATAAGTATTTGCCATAATTTTATTTATTTTAATTTATATTTATTTTAACAGCTTCCAGTATCAATTATTAATCCATTATTACCAACTTGCATCCATGAACCACTTGGTGATCCGCCAGTTGTATATATAGCATAGTAACCAGCACTTGCTGGTGTTGTTCCAGTTTGTGTTGTATATGCTGTATATATATTTAAAGAACTTGGCACTAAATTATTTGGATCATCATGATAATATGTATCGAAAGGTATTGCAAATTGACAAGCATTATTGCTTGACTGACTGTTATAATTAAACATAAACGCAGTTCTAGGTGGGTTTTGGTCGTATGAACTAAATTCAGACATGGCTAATGGATTTTCACCATCTGGTCGGTTATCTATTGGATTTGCTAATGCAACTGCTGGATAGCTATTACCAGAACCACTTGTATTACCACCAGATAATCTTTGTATGTCTGACATATAGATTGGATTTGTAATTGCAAAACTAGAGGTGTAACCAGCTCCAGTTCTTTCTCTAGCTACTTTTAACATTGACAATTCATCATCTGCAATACTTGGACAAGCCATATTCTATTTTTTTAGTTGTTTAATTTCTTGTTTTAAACTATCAACCTCTGCTTTTAATTCTTTAATAGCTTCTATAAACACACCAGCCATATTACCATAAGCAACAGAGTGTTTATCCTCATCATCTATACTAACAACCTCTGGTAACACCTCTAAAACCTCTTGTGCAATAACACCAAGTTTAGTTGTCTTGTCATCAATGTCTTTTCTAGTGTATGTAACACCTCTTAATTTTGTAACCTTATCTAGTGCATTGTCAACAGTAACAATATTTTCTTTTACTCTTTTATCTGAAAATGCAATTACATCACTTGTAGCTCTCATTGTACCAGAAACATCAAAAGTATATGTTGATCCTGGCAATGTTGTATCAGTTTCGCCATACCCTAATCTAAGTGAATGTGCTATTGTAAATTTACCTTGAGTAGTACAAGCAAAAGCACCTTGTGCATTTGTATGTCCAGTATCTCCCCACCAAAATCCTCTACCAGCAGTATTGCTCATTTGACAAGTTATTGCATAGTTATTATCTAAACCACCAAAAGTATATCCGCTTTGCATTCCAATACCATAAGTTGTTCCACTCCAAACCCTAATTTTTGTTCTTGACTGAGTGTTATTTGATTCAAAATATCTTGAATATGTTACATTCCATAAATTAGCAGTACCACCTAAATTTTTAGTTAAACTTGTGTAAGGAATGCAATTACCATCAACTACCACTTGTTTATTAAAATAAAATTGACTCCTATCGGTTTGAATATGACAATAACTATTGTTCATCGGTCCTATATCTACATAGCCATTAGTAGTTTGTATTCTTAAAGCATCTGCGCTTCCTTCAAGTAATTTAGTATTTGCATTATTTAATTCTAAAGTTCCATAAAGAATGGCACCAGTTGATTGTGTCATTATTTTCTTTGCAGAATTGTGATATATATGAACCTCACCATTACCAGTTAAAATAATACCATTCTCACCGCCTTGTGGTTGTATATATATATTGTCTGCTGCTCTTAAATATAAATCATGATTTGTGCCATTTGCTGCTAAATATAAATCACCAGCACTACCAGTTGTAGTATCTATAACAGAGTTACTTCCGTTATGATATATTCTTAAATCACCTGAAGCTCCAAAATTTGCAAAACCATTATCTGTTAAATTAATATTGCCACTAAAAGTTGCGTTTCCAGAAGTATCAATTCTAGCCGTTTCAGTAGCATTATAACCGAATACGATGTCTCTAGGACTTCTTATAGAAAAGTCATTATCTACTGTACCTGTTATTATAGCACCTCCGCTATCTAAACCTAAGTAAGCGTAGTTGGTACCATCTGTAAAAGTAAAAGTAGGACGAGTTGCGTGTTCTAAAGTTAACCCAACATTAGAGGTAGAATTTATAGTTACATTTCCTGCAAAAGTTCCATCATTACCATATAAATTTCCAGAAGTATCTAAAACTGTGTTGCCTGTCCACGCACCAGCACTTGAACTAACCTGTCTGCCAATAGGTTTTCTTTCTATAGATGTAACCATTTGAGCGCTTTTGCCACCTGATTTATAATATCTTAAACCACAAAATCTAATTACATTTGCCTGATTAGAATAATTTAATAACATTATTAATCTCATCCATCTTGCCGCTGTTGGTATTAATCCTGTTGTACTTCCTCTAGTTGGTCCTAATGTTCCAGTCATTAAGTACCAGCCATTATTTCTACTATTAGAATCAATTTGTGTTCCTGATTGTCCCCAATATCTTTGACTATTTCCTAAATATTGCTTATTGCCATCATAAAAAGATGATCCAGCATATACTCTTTGGTCAGTATCTGTACCAGAAATATATTTTGCCCATATTTCAAATGTGTATTCTTGACCTTCTTCAACTTTAAAATAACCAGGTACTGTTATGCTAGCATATTTATTATTTAATTCAAAACACCCTCCAGCTGGTGCAGTTGAATCTTCTACTCTTGTTACAGATGAATTATAATAATTTAATTTACCTTGTAGTGTTGCAGTGGTATCTGATTCAAGTATTTCTAATAGAGTATCGCTACCAATTTGTTTACCAGCATAATTGTTATATTCTTTTACTGTATTTATTAAATCACCATTGTAGGTTAAAGTTCCATCATCTTTTAATAAAGAATCATCGAAAATATTTCCATTAAATTTAGGTATATAATTAGTTACAATATTAGTAACCCCTAGTGTTACAAATGAACCAACTCCATTTCCTGTTATATCCCAACTAGTTCCAGATATTGTGTTTCCCCTTAATCTAATAGAATCACCACTAGTAGCTCCTAAATATATATTTGTAGCATAATTATAATAGTTAGTAACGCCATCTTGTATATAAAAATCACCGCCAGTAAACGCAGTTCTACCATCAGTATCACTATAAAAATATCCATTACCACCATCACCAGCTTTTAAGTCAGTGTATAATATAGAATTTGCTGTTATATTATGTACGTTTAAACTGTATTTTCCATTACTTCTAGTTGCCCAATTATGCCAACCATCACCAGCAGCATTTAATACTCTTAAAGTATCTCTAGTATATAAAAATCCATATACTTGAGCAAAACCATTAAAAGTTGAATCTCCTGTCCTTGTAATTGTTAATTGTGTTCCAGCATCACTAGTAAACTTTAAGCTATCATCAGCAGTATCATCATTTTTAATTGTCCAAGTTTCTTGAGTGTTAGTTAATTCAATAGCTGTGGAATCATCATCCGTTCTTGCAGTCACTCTTATATATACATTACCATCACCCTCAACTTCTAGTTCTCTAGCAGGGTTACGCCCATCAATACCAATGCCAACAAATCCAGATGATGTTACATGAAATAAATTTATATTGGGATTGGTTACCATTAAAGCTGGGTCACCAACACTTGCCGAATCCGTATCAATTAACATACCCCAACCAGCAGCGTGATCTTGCTCAATAGAAACTGCATAAGCAGTAGATATATTGCTTCTTACAATTAATGCTTGTGCACCAGTAGGAACAGCACCACCAATATGTAAAAATGCTTGTGGATCATCGTTCCAGATTCCCACATTACCAGCGTGATCAAGAACCATTGGATTTGTACCAATATTAGAACTGCTTGTACCAGGATCATTAAACTTTAATAATGCATTTACAGTATCAAGTTGTATATCAGCATAGGTTGTATTAGTGCCATTATTACCCTGTAATCTAATATAAGGATTGTGTTCTGTACTTGGATTTCCAATTCTTAATTGTATATCTCCATCTTGAGATATAATTGATGAATCACTTGATGCTGCACTACCCACTTGTATTCTTTCAACAACACTTAAAGTTTCAAGCACTTTAACAGGTCCGCTTACAAATAATTGCTCAGCTGTTGAATCCCATTTTATATAACCATCATCTGCAACAGTATTGCCAAAGTAAACTGATACATTGTCCGCCATTTGAATTGATCTGCCATAAATAACTCTACTATCATTGCCATCAATTCTAAAATATTCTACAATGCCGCCAGAACCATCATCACATCTAAACGATATTTTTTTATCATTTGCTAATTGATCAATATATAAATCACCAACTGCATTTCTAAAAAGAGTATCTGTTCCATTATGGTATATCCAAGCATCACCATCAGTTCTATTACCAATCTGCAAATAAACATTATCATTTAATTTTAAATTGCCAGTCATTGTATCACCAGCTTTTAGCACATTTAAACTAGCAGCTCCTGTAACATCTCCTGTTAAATCGCCTGTAACATCTCCTGTTAAATCAGCTGTTAAAGTTCCGCTTAAAGTTGCGTTTCCATTAGTTAAGTTTATTGTAAATGGAGTTGTTAATCCAGTTATATCATCTCCAACTGTTGTTGTTTGTGCTGGTGCATAGCCAATAGTAAATTCGTTGTTATCCAATAAAACATACGTTCTTTTAAAATCGGCATTGTCTGCTGTGCTTATAAACCCACTAGATGAATTTTTAGCTTCTATTCCATAACCCATTAGCCAACCACCACTAGAATACATCGTGCTTAATGTTGCTATATAATCACCAGTAGTATTATAAGTTTGAGCTAACACTCTTGAACCAGATGTACCACCATCAGTTCCAGCATCAATATATCCACTTATTTTTGCTCCTGTACTTGTGGTTTCAAATTTGTTTACATTATTGTATCTAAGTTTAACTCCAGCATTACCTATAGCTTGAATTGCTACCTCTGTTCCTTGTACATAAGTTAAAAAATCATCAGCTGACTTTAATATTAAATCATCTCCTGTATTTTCAATGGTTAAATCTCCTGTAGTATTTGTAATAAATGAGTGAGTTTCATTATGATATAATTTTAAATCACTACCTGTTCCAATTTTAAGTTCTGTATTATCTGGCAATTTAACACCACCTAATACTGTTTCTAATACAACACCATTTAGGTCATATAATTTAGCTACACCACCAGCAACATATAAACCTTGATTTTGTTCACCAGCATTTCCAGTAACACCCCAAACTTGCAAATCGCTTTCAACAGTAATTCGCATACCTTCTCCAGTGCCACCAGAATCAGTGTGTATTATGTGTGGTCCATAACCAGCAGTAGCACCAGAACCAAAATATAAATATTCATTGACTCTCAAATCATCAACCTCAGCATCATCAAATATTGCACCCTCAAATTCAACATTACCAGCAAATTTAGTTTTATTTAAGCCGTTTCCACTAGCTGTATAAGCAGTTCCACCAGTTGTAGTACCATCAGTATATGTAGTTGTAAATGTAACCTTTGATGATCTTTTACTTGTTATATTGCATTCAACAACTAAATCTCTATTATCATCATTCGATCTAGCTTGTAATTCATAATTATGAGCTGATGTTTTATAAACTCTTATTAAATCGGCATCTTGACCATATACTAGAGCATCATCATAAAATGGTCCAGTATCAGATTCATCTCCTCTAAAAGCAATACTATAATAAATTGTGTTTAAACTAGCAGTATCACCCCAATATGTATTTGGTTGTAATACCTTAACTTCCATTTGAACACCATTTTTAAAACCAGTATCATTAAGAACCACATCAGCAACTTTTTTCCATGTAGTTCCAGTTGCACCACTATTAGATTCAATCCATCTAAAAGTAGTTCCTATACCATCTACATTAAAAGCACTATTATCTAATTCAGTTCCCTCACCGCCTTGATATGCTATTGTGTTTAAATAAGCATTACCGACAAAACTAGTAGCAGTTACAACCCCTGCTGGTGTAATATCCCAATTATCACCAGTCAATGGGTTTCCTCTAAATTTTTGATTATCACCACTTGTGCTACCATGATAACTATTTGCTGCATAGTTATAATAGTTAGAAACATTAGATTGAATATAAAAATTCCCACCAGCAAATGCGGTTCTACCAGCTATGTCACTATAAAAATATCCATCAGTACCATCACCAACTCTTAATCTTTCGGCTGTTACATAATTAGTAAAAGTAGCACCTGTGCTGTCTATTGTTAAATAAGTAGATGTTGTATTACCAGCTTCTTTAAAACTAAATATTTTTTCAGCAGTTGATGGTGTGTCTATTATAAAATCTAAAGAGTGTACTTGGTTAGAATCAGCATCATTTTTATGTCTAATTATTGCCACACGATCAGTAACATCAAACTGTAAACTTTCTGCTGCTTGCCTCCCTAAACTTAATCTAGGGTTTTCACTTACTGATGTATCATAAATTGTAACTGGATTAGTAAATGAACCGCCTAAAGCTGATATGTTATTGCTAAAAGTTCCAGTTGTGCCAGATATTGTACCGCCAATAACACTACCTGTTAAATCACCTGTAACATTACCTGTTAACGGACCGCTAAATTCAGTTGCTTCGACTGTACCTGTTACAACTATACCACTATTAAATCTAAATAAGTTGGTATCAATACCAATAGCATGGTAACTATTTCCATCATACCATTTTTCATAATAAGCAACATAAGCATCATCATCCGAGTTTCTATTCCATTTGTGTAACACAGCACCAGTACCACTATCTCTAGCATCCATATTAACTTTAGCATCACTAGGTGAATAAAATTGTAAGCCACTAGATGTAGAGCCATTAATAATAATATAAGAACTTGTCCCAGTTAAAAATAAATCATCTGACAAAATACAATCAGTTGCAGATATTGTACTGCTAAAAGTACCAGTTGTACCAGTTAAGTTTACTAAAGTTAATGTATTGCTACTTGGATTATAGAAAAAATCATTAGCACTATCTTTAAACAACCTGCCATCTGTGTCGGTTGCATTATTAGATTCTGTAAACACCATTCTCCTTGATGTATCAGCTGAATCAGCAGTTATTAAAACACCAGTAGCAGTATCGGCATTACCCTCTAAATTAGCAACAAGAGTTCCTACAGTATATCCACTATCAGATGTGTCAACAGTAGTTAATGGTTTTGTTGTTAAACCTGTAAACAGTTTAAATTTATCATCACTAGCATCGTTAAAGAATCCTTTGTATTTAGTGCCACTAGAAACATATTTACCAAATAATCCAATGTCTAATATATTTGAAGCATTATTTACGGCTAATTGAATTAACGGATCATCAACTTCTAAATCTGTTACGTTTAAATATGTGAGAGTTCCGTTGACTGTTAAATTGCCACTGACCTCTAGGTTACCTCCTATTTTAACATTATTAGAAACATGTAATCCATAACCTGATTGTGGAGTTATTCCTATTCCTATTTGTGTTGTTGAAACATATAGAGGAGAGTTATTACCAAAGCCATCTGTTAATCGTTTAGCACTAATAGTTATATTTCCATTATCACTAAACTTAACAAGTGACTGATAAGTATCTTTTATTTTAGTATTAGAAAGAGATGCCATTATTCAAAACAAGTTGGTTGTGAATTAAACATCTTTTCCCAATTTATTATGTGTGCCATTATCTTTCTTTTTTAAATACGTTAATAATTTTTTTACGTTAACCTGTTTAGGTTTGTAGTTTCTCTTTAAATCACCCATCCATGAAACCCTGTATCTTTATCTGGGTAAATATCTTGATTAGAATTGCTATAGTACTCGTCAAACTTAGATGGTGCATTAAAACTCATAAAGTCAATAAATCTTTGTGCATAGTATTCAGCAAAATCTCTCTCCTTTTGAATTAAGAAATCTATCTCTTCTTTGCTTGCGTTAGAGCTGTTTTCTGAGTTATGCTTATATACACCTCCATTTGATATAGAATATGCAGCAAACGGCAAGTATTCTACCATAGCAAAGTGAATAAGCATTGGTTGTATGTAGTCATTTACTAAAGATAGATAATCTCCTGTTAATTGACCAGCTAAAATATCAGCACTTATTTTATCATACAAATCTGTACCTAAATAGTTTTGTATATGTATTTCTTGTGCTAGATCAATAAACTGTATAAATTTATCTGTATCTACGTTTGAATTTAGTGCAGTGTTTTTGACTAAATCTGATCTCTTAATAAATAGTGCTTTTGCCATTACTCTTCTGTGTTTATTGATTCTTCTTCTATTATCTCACTATCTCCTTTTTTTATACCAGTTTCTTTTTCAACTTCTGCATCTGTTATAGCATTTGTTAAATC